CCGAGGAGTCGATGTCTGCGTTACAGAATGGGCCAAGCGCCAGTCAAAAGGCACGAAATTATGCCTCCGGCGGCCGCGCGGTCGTAGGCCACACTCAGGCTGCGGGCGTTCCTGTCTCTCTTGAAAACCACAAGGGCGAGACCCGCCACCGGCAGGACAGCGGGGCATCTCGCATGGCCGCCGACTACGGCTACATTGACAACTCAAAGCCTGACGCTGATCATATGAAGGTTGACGCCTATGTCGGCCCTCATAAGGACAGCAAGCGTGTCTTCGTCGTCAACCAGCAGCACCCTCACACCGGCAAGTTCAACGAGCACAAGGTGCTCCTAGGGTACAAGGATCGCGCACATGCTCTCCGTGACTACACTCATTCGTTCAGCGATGGACTGGGCCACAAGCGCATTCAATCAGTCGTTGAGATGGATTCGCACCATCTTAAAGATTGGATAAAGAAGAACCACAATCAACCAGTACACAAAGGGGATTAGTCTTGAACGCTCAGCCGCAACAAGTCTCATCAACGCAGATCATACAGAAAAGTATTGAGAACGAAGACCCTAGCCTCGACATCAATCGGGCTATGCAGACCATTGCGTATATGATGCAAAAGAAAATGATTCAGCTTTTGCAGATTGGCAACACGGTGATTATGCTAAAGCCCATCAATGATAAGACGGTTGAGTTTCATACGTTCACGATAGAGCCTGTTGGCGATTTGATATTGAGGTATCGGGCCGCCATCATTTCTCTGAGGGAAATGGGATTCAAAAAGGCAATCAGTTATTCTGAATCGCCTGCCTTCGTTAAGATCGCGCAACAGACGGGCCTGCCTGTTAACGTCAGTCAAGAAAAGACTGACAAGGGCATGACCTACAAATTTGAGGTGGATCTGTAATGCCCGCAGTAGGTATTGTCGCCGCTTTCGTTTTAAGCGAGGTAGGGATCACCGCAGCTGTTGTAGGGGAAGCCTTACTTGGCGGCGCAGGGGCTGTTGCGGCCATTGAAGGCGGGACTGTTATCGCCAGTACGCTCGGCGGCGCAGTAATTGGTGCAGGCACTGGCGCCTTGTCTGCCGCTATCTCTGGCGGCGACATAGGCAAGGGAGCTCTCATGGGGGCCGTCAGCGGCGGCGTCTCGTCTGCCATTGGGCCATCCATCAATAACTTTGTAACCGATTCTATGGGCCTGTCTGGAAAGATAGCAAGCGGTGTATCATCGGCGATAACGGGGGAAATATCAGGAACGCTGGCTGGGGTTGCCGGGGGGCAAGACATAGGAACAGCGGCAAAGGGCTCGATGTTAGGCGCCTTGCAGGCTGGTCTTTATGCGGGAAGCGGGCTTTCTAAGGTTATCAATGACGCAATTGGCGGTGTCGGTAATACTGTGTCTGGGTATCTTCAGCCGACAGATATGAGCGCCACGTCATATGAAACGTCTTTGATGGATGCTGCCAGTAAGGGGCAGGCAGCAGAATGGATCTATGACCATTCTGGCGATCAAAAGGCGCTGGACTATCTTAAGGGCTACGAAGCTGACAGCTATTATGACTCGGACGGCAATACCGTCTCTGGCGAAAAGGTAGCGCCTTCCATAGACATGGATGAGGTTGCGCGCGTCAATGCGGAAGCTAACGCAAAGATTGACGCTGCGGTTCAGGAGAAATTAAACGACCCCAACATCTCTGCGGAAGAGAAGTTTGCGATTGCTAAGGACGCGCAGAACAGATTGGGCATTCAGCTAAAGATAGTGGATGTATCTGATATAGTGGATCCCTCTTTGAAAAGCGCTTTGGAGGCGTCTACTGAGCAATACGATGCGGCTAAAGAGGCTCTGGCGCAAAAACTGCAAGAGGCTTCTGGTGAAATCGTAAAGAACGATTACAAGAGTATGGGCGTCACTACCGCCGACCAAGAGGGCGCTGATTTCTGGACAGACAAGCTTGCCTCCGGCGAGATTACAGTTGGCGATTTGAAATCTAAGTTCTCAGATGTTTACAATGATACAACCGTAAAAGATGCTTACAAAAGCATGGGAGTTACTGCTCCTGATCAGGCGGGGTTAGATTACTGGAAAGGCCAGCTGGCATCAGGTGCTTTAACAGCTGATCAGCTGAAGGGCATCTTTACTGATTATGCAAAAACAGATGCTAATTATCTTAGCGGCACTAGCGTTGCAGATCAGAAGATTGATTTAACAGGAGTTGATGTCAACAAGTCTGTAAATCAGACTTTTGAGGATGCCGCTAAAAATGGCACAAGCACTGTTACCAAGACGCTGCCTACTCCAGCTGATTCTGGAATAGCTGCCACTGTTGATGCCGCGCGCGAATGGGCAAAGGCTGGAAAGCTTAGCGAGTTTCTCAACAATCCAGATTACTATGCTGCTGTAACAAGCAAGATGATAACTGGCGATCCTCTCTTGCCAGAGCTCAAGGCTATCAATGATGCCGCAATCAAGGCTCAGGCAGCTGGTGGCGCAACACTTGATCTAAATAAGGCAGTTGATGCTAACAAGGCTGTCATTGATGGCTTGAATTCTGTTGCACCTACAGAGGTAGGAAAGGTGGTAACGGACCTTTCCAAAACTGACACTAAGACAACCACTGCCGTTGATCAGATTGTAAGTGATTTGAACACAAGCGGCGTCCAGCTGACTGACAAGTCAACAGGCAAGGTTATTCTGCCTGACTTAAGCTTGGTTGGTAGCGCACAGGCAGCTACTGGCCGCACGATGAATAACGGATTGGTTGAAGGCATAACTGGATATGCTCTTTACGACAATGGAGAGCGTGTTCTCGATAGCAGCGGCCAGCCAATGAAGGTGCTTGATATTGCCGATAAAAAGGCAACGACAGATGGCGTCAATTCAAATGTAATTACAAATTTGCCAATAACCACAACCGGCAAAGGCGGCACCGTCATTGGCGCCACTGGCTCTAATGTAATTGGGCCAGCAACTGGTACTGTTACCAGTGGCGCAACTGGGCCCACTGGTTCGCTTGTAATTGTAAACACAAATACAGGTACGGTGGTTGGCCCTGCCACGGGTGCGCAAGTTCAGACCGCCGTGACGAGCGGCGCAACAGGCGCAAATACCGGAGCCGTTGTTGTTGACTCCACTACGGGCCAGGTTGTTGGGCCTGCTGTTACAGGCGGCGTCACTGGCGGCACAACTGGCGGCGTCACTGGTGGTGTTACCGGAGGAGTCACCGGAGGAGTCACCGGGGGAGTTACTGGTGGCGTAACTGGGGGCATCACAGGCGGTGTTACGGGTGGAGTAACCGGGGGAACAACCGGTGGGGTCACTGGAGGAGTAACTGGTGGAGCCACGGGTGGCGTCACTGGAGGCGTAACGGGTCCTGTTGTTGTTGATACGCTTCCTCCGGTTATTGATGTTAAACCAACAGGACCGATTGATACAGGTCCAACAGGAACGACGGGGCCCACCGGACCTGTCGTTATTCCGCCTATCGTCATCCCTCCTGTGGCCCCGCCTGTCCCTCCAGTGACGCCACCTGTCGTTCCTCCTATAGGCCCTACAGGCCCCGCAGCCGCTCCCCCGGTCAAGCTGCGTCAGCGTAGCGGCATTTCAGAAGATCCCTATCGTTATGGGTTCGGGCCCGAGCTTGCGTTCTATGAGCCCACTGCGGCGCAGGGTGGCTACTTCGACGCTGACCAATACTTCGCGGATGGGGGCTTGGTAACGCCGCTCAATACGCCTTCCATGCCAACCATGTCGTCTACTCCTACCATGGCGTTTACGGATGGTGAGGGCGCCGTTGGTGCAATCGCACAGCCTCCTGGCATGTTTGATAGCGATGCCTTTGGCTCTGACGCACCTCATGCTTCACCCATGGCTGTATCACCGGCTGCGGCGCCTCCGGGGTTCTCGCCCTTGCAACAAGTGCTTGGAACCCGTAACGCTAACGCATCGCCAGTCAGGGCCCCCGTATCGCAAAACCCCAATGTGGGGTATGCTTTAGGCCAAGGGCCTCTTTCGAAACTGTAAGGCTTCCAGATGAACGAAGATGAGATCAAGGGCGAAGAAATTGATATAGAGCCTGATGCCGACAGCGATGTCGAAGAGCATGAGGATGGCTCGGCGACCATAACGCTCGACGAACCAGATCAGGCCCAGAACTCCGAGTTCTACGCAAATCTTGCCGAAGATATGCCAACCTCGGACATGATGATGATCTCCAGCCAGCTTCTGGAGTTCATTGAGCGCGACAAGGAAGCCCGCTCTCTTCGCGATAAACAGTATGAAGAAGGCCTGCGCCGTACTGGTTTGGGCGAGGATGCACCAGGCGGCGCTGAATTTCAGGGCGCGTCCAAGGTTGTGCATCCCATGCTGACCGAGGCCTGCGTTGACTTCTCGTCTCGCGTTATCAAGGAAATATTCCCAGCAAACGGACCGGTTAAGGAATATATCCCCGGAGAGGTCACGCAGCCAAAGCTTGAGAAAGCCAAGCGCAAGCAGAAATTCATGAACTGGCAGCTGACCCAACAGATGGTTGAGTTTCGCCCTGAGCTGGAGCAGTTGACTACGCAGATCCCGCTGGGCGGCGCTCAGTATATGAAGATGATCTGGGATGAGCAGCGCAATCGCCCTCGGTCAATCTTCGTGCCCATTGACGACGTTTATCTGCCCTACAGCGCCACCAGTTTCTACACCGCCGAGCGCAAGACGCACGTTCAGTACGTTACGCGCCTTGAGTTTGAAAAGCGCGTTGGCACTGGCATGTATCGCGAGATTAGCCTTGTGGCGCCGCAAGAGCCTGAGCTGACCGGCCCCGCGAAGGCCAACAACAAGATCGAGGGCAAGGAACAGAACAGCTACAACGAAGACGGAATGCGGACGGTCTTTGAGGTGGCCTGTTTCCTCGACTTTGAAGACAACTTTGGTCTTGCTCCCTATCTCGTCACCATCGACCACACCACAAAGGAAGTGCTGGCGATCTATCGCAACTGGGATCCTGACGACGAGCAGCAGGAAGAGCTCGTCCACATGATTGAGTGGCCCTTCGTACCGTGGCGGGGCGCCTATCCCATCGGTCTCCCCCATATGATCGGAAGCCTGTCGGCGGCGGCCACTGGTTCGCTACGGGCGCTTCTTGATTCGGCGCACATCAACAACTTCCCTGGCATGTTGAAGCTCAAGGGCGGATCCCGTGGTGGCCAGACCGACCGGATTGAGCCGACGCAGGTGACGGAGATTGAGGGCGGCGTTGGCGTCGATGACGTGCGCAAAATCGCCATGCCGGTGCCATTTAACCCGCCCAATCCAGTGCTGTACCAGCTTCTGGGCTTCGTTACGGAGGCGGCTCGCGGCGTTGTTCGCACCACCTACGAGCAGCTTGGAACCCAGAACCCGAACGTGCCGGTGGGCACTACGCTCGCCATGATTGAGCAGGGCATGACGGTGTTCTCGGCGATCCATGCCCGCCTGCACTACGCCATGGGCATGACGTTGAAGGTTCTGCATCGTCTCAACTCCAAGCACATTGATGACGACTACATTATGCGCGTTACCGGGGAAGAGATGTGCAAGGCCAAGGACTTCCTTGGCATTATGGATGTTGTCCCCGTCTCTGATCCAAATATCTTCTCGGACGTACAGCGCTCGGCTCAGATGCAAGCTGTGGTTCAGCGCGCAGCGGCAATGCCAGCCCTCTATGACCAGCGCATAGTTGAAGAGCGCTTTCTTGAAGGCATGAAGATCCCCGACTTCAAGACCCTTTTGGCGAAGAAGCCGGAGCCAGTTGAGCTTAACGCCGTCAACGAAAACCTTGCCCTGACGCTGGGTCGGCCTGTGGCGGCCTTCCCGATGCAGGACCACCTCGCCCATCTACAGGTTCATCTCGACTACCTGAAGAGCCCGATCTTCGGCATGAGCCAGCTAATTGGCCCGGTGTATATCCCCGGCGTTCTTCAGCACATCAAGGAGCACATGGCCTATTGGTACTCTCTCTATATCTACGAGCAGACCAGCAATGCTGTTGGTATCCCGTTGGATCAGTTTCTTGGCGGAAAGGACGAGCAAGTTTCCGCCGAGCTTGATCGTACCTTAGCAATGGCCTCGCAGCGTTACATGCCTGAGATCCAGCAATCCTTGCAAGGTGTGCCAGCTATTATTCAGCAGGCTCAGAAATTCATGCAGCAATTCCAGCCGCCTAAGCCGCAGGATCCAACACAGGTTCTCATGGCTGAGACGCAGCGCAAGGCCCAGTACGATCAGGCGAAGCTTCAGCTAGATCAGCAAAAGGTTTCCCGTGAAACACAGCTGGACCAGATCAAGATGCAGGAGCGCCAGATGGAGCTCACTACCAAGCAATCTATGAACGATGCGGACAACCGCACCGCGAAGGAACTTGCCGTGTTTGAGGCCGAGCACGGCGGCAAGTCTAACCTTTCCACTGGCCACGGAATTAATCCCGGAGTGTGAAATGGACGAATCCCTTCTCCCGCAGCATAAGCGCCTCGCCATGGGCTTGGCCGTGAACAATGCCCCCGAGGGCAAGAACATGGTCAATGACATGGTCAAGGCTCATAAGTCCTACGGCATCCACAGGAATCTTTCTGGAAAGAATGATTCTCCCGCTAAGAGTGGACTAGATTCCTTCAATGGGAAAAAGTAGCCTTGACAGGGAGGCTGCATGATTGACATCATCATAAAGAGGCTACTCGAAGAGCAAAGTCGGGTAGCCCACGAAACTATGTTGCAGCCCGGCGACGGCTCAATCTTTGAGTACGGGCGCAGGGCTGGGATTTACGCCGGTCTGGGTCGCGCTGTTGCGATCATAGAAGAGACCTTGGCAGAAGGAGAAGATGATGAGCATGGCAAACGTCGTCGCGCTAAACCAATCTGGGGATGAAGAAGAGAAATTCTTTCCTAGTGTCAATCCGGGCATCAAGCCCTTTGGATCTCGCGTTCTGGTCCAAATCCGTCGCGTTCGCACCAAGCGAAAGAGCGGCATTATCATTACAAAACAGACCACCGAAACCATTTTGGACAACACTTGTGTTGCCAAAGTCATCGCCGTTGGTCCGTTGGCCTACAAGAATCGAAATACCATGGAGCCTTGGTCTGAAGGAACGTGGTGCGAGGCCGGTGAATACGTTTTTGTGCCCAAATACGGCGGCCTTCGCTGGGAAAAGCCCTATAAAGTTGATGATTGCTACAGTGACACAATTCAATTCGCCATTTTTGACGATTTGAACATCACTGGAAGCGTCGAAGACCCTCTGAACGACGAAAATGAGACTGTGGGAGCTGCATCACGACCAGCACCGAGAAGGCCGAGATCCAAGAAGAGAAGCTTGAGGCTGTCGAGATCGAAAGCGAAGCCGATCTTGATGGTGATGATGGCGAAGACGAGCGACTTTCCGACTCTCGCAATGAAGAAGAGGACGGAAAACGTGAGGCTCGCCGCAATGAGCGCAAGCGCCGCCGTGAAACGCAGCGTTTTGCCCGCGACAAGAGCAAAGAGGAAATGCAGTGGCTAATTGACCAAAACAAGACGCTACAGCAGCGCCTTGAGGCGGTCGAACACCACGCCATTTCGGCTCAGAAGGGTTCTCTTGAGCAGAACTACAATCACGCGCTCAACTCAATCCGTGCAGCTGAGACCGCGCTTGCCAAGGCTATTGAAATTGGCGATGGCGCGCGGGTTCCAGAGCTTCTTCGCCAGCGTGATCAGGCCATGGCGCAGGCTACGGAGATCAGCCGGATTAAAACCCAGTTCTCCCAGCAGCCAGCACCTCAAAAGTCTGAAGTGGCTGAGCGGGCAAACAAGTGGGCCTCGGAGAACTCTTGGTTCAACGCCAACGGTAACGATCCTGATTCTGTAGCGGCTAAAGCCATTGATGCCGGTCTTGTCGCGGAGGGTTACGATCCGTCCACGAAGAAGTACTGGAAGGAACTTGACCGCCGCATTGAAGCGCGTCTTCCGCACCGTTTTGCAGATGATGACGATTCCGGCTATACTGGATCTCAACAGACCGGCAGGCGTGGTCCCCCTGTCGGCGGAACTAGGGAAATGAGTGCCCCTGGCTCCAAGAAAGTATTCGTCAGCGCCGAGCGCATCCAAGCGATGCGTGACGCTGGCTACTGGGATGACCCGGTTCTTAGGCAGCGCATGTTGAAGCGCTACCAAGAAACGGATCGTGAACTGAAATCTGCACGCTGAAGGAGCGAGCTATGAACTTAGGTAACGATGAACGACTCAAGAAAGTATCTGACCCGGCGCGTCGTAGCCGTGCGATGGATGATCGCGCAGTCACTGAGAGCCGCGAGCTCTCCGATGACGACCGAGTGCAGATGTTTCGAGACTCGTTTTATCAAAGCGCACTGCCTGATTTGCCTGAAATTCCGGGCTATCATCTGTGTTGGCTTACTACGACTAACCCGCGTGATTCAATTCAGGGGCGTTTCCGTCTCGGCTATGAGCCGGTCAAGCCTGAAGAGGTCCCGGGTTGGGATTATGCAACCGTCAAGACCGGCGAATACGCTGGCCTTATCGGCGTGAACGAGATGATTGCGGCCAAGCTGCCGGAGCGTCTCTACTACCGCTTCATGAGAGAGTCGCACCATGACGCGCCTCTGCGTGAGGAGGAGAAGGTCACGTCTGATATGGACTCGATGGAAGCGCGTGCTCGTAGCGCCAAGACACGGGTGGTCGAGGAAGACGGCATGTCTAGCTTGCGTGAAGCAGCTCCCACTCCAGTCTTCGACTGAGGTGGTTCCCCTCATCTAGCAAAAGGATTCGAAGATGTCTTCGACCAATGCTCCCTTCGGTCTCCGGGCGGTTTATAGCCCCTCGGGCATCATCCGTGAAATGCAGGGCACAATCCTGTCCACCTATGCGGCTGACCTCTACACTGGTCAGCCCGTGAAAATGGGCACCGACGGCACTCTTCAGGCCGCCGGGACCTCTGGTACTTACATCGGCCTCTTTGCCGGTTGTCAGTATCTCCCCTCGGGCGCTCAGCGTCCGGTGATCTCGCCCAGCTGGCCCTCGGGCACGACTGCGACTGAGATCATCGCCTATTATACCATGGACCCCTATCTCGTTTACGAGATTCAGGCCGATGGTTCGTTGGCTCAGACCAACATCGGCAATCAGTATAACTTCAGCGCCGCTGCTTCCAGCAACGGTCTGGGCTATTCGATTGCTACCCTCGGCATCGGCACCCAGACGACCTCTGGTAGCGCGCAGATGCGAGTCATCGGTATTGCCAACGGCATTGATAATGCTTCAGGCGATGCTTTCACAGTCGTTCAGGTGCAGATCTCGAAGCACCAGTACGTCGCCACGATCAACGCCTTCTAATAGGGAGCCCCTGTCATGGCAACACCAATGCGCAGTACGGAC